TATGCCGACTTATCAGGGATTTAGCACAGTGGACAGACGAAGAAAATTTCGTGTCACTGATTTGAATTTAGTCAAACAAGATCTTTACAATCATTTTCATATTCGTCGCGGCGAAAAACTCATGAATCCAGATTTTGGAACCATAATCTGGGACTTGCTGTTTGAACCTTTCACTCAAACCATCAGAGACGCCATTGCCGATGATGTCAAACGCATAGCTTCATATGATCCTAGAATACAGGTATCTGACATCATTGTCACAGAATTTGAAACAGGCATCATGTTAGAAATCAATGTCAATTATGTGTTGACCAATCAAGTCAGTGTAATGACTGTGCAATTTGATAGAGAACTTGGTTTGTCACAAGTGAGTTAAGTGCTTACATTACGAAATTCAATAAATATTTACTGTGTGAACGCAAATGGCCATAGTTTCTAGACAAACCGGTTTATTGTCGGCTGAAAACTGGAAAAAAATATACCAGACTTTTCGTGATGCCGACTTCACTGCCTACGACTTTGAAACTTTACGCAAGAGCATGATTGATTATATCAAAATCAACTATGCCGAAGATTATAATGATTTCATTGAAAGCTCAGAATTCATAGCCTTGATTGATGTCATGGCTTTTCTTGGTCAAAGCCTGGCCTTTAGAACCGATCTCAATGCCAGAGAAAATTTCATTGACACAGCCGAACGAAGGGACAGTGTGTTAAAATTGGCCAGGCTTGTGAGTTACACACCAAAAAGATCCACCAGTGCTTCGGGTTTTTTAAAAATTCTCAGTGTGAGAACCACAGAATCTGTATATGACAGTGATGGTCAAGATCTCAGCGACACCACTGTGGACTGGAACGACATCACCAATGAAAATTGGTCCGAACAGTTCACTGCCATATTAAATGCTGCCATGGTGTCGTCTCAGATGGTCGGACGTCCTAGAAACAGTCAAAAAATTGGTGGTGTGAGACATGATGAATATTCAATTAACATTAATCCCACAACTTTACCCATATATAAATTCACATCTTCTGTAGATGGTCAGGATTATGGATTTGAAATAGTCAGTGCCAGCAGTATGGCTCAACCCTATGTTTATGAATTGCCACCGGACACAGGAAAAACACTACAGATCTTGTACCGATCAGACAACGGCGGCAATGACAGTGAAGACACGGGTTTTTTTCTCCTGTTCAAACAAGGTCAACTTTTGAATTTAGATTTTGTGTTTAATGAGATGATCCCCAATCAAACAGTGGATGTGGACACTGTGAACGTCAACAACACAGACATATGGTTGTATAAATTGGATGCAGCCGGACAAGTCAGTGAGCAATGGCGTCGGGTGCCCAGTGTCACTGGCATAAACATAATTTATAACACAGAAAAAGAAAGAAATCTTTTTCAAGTCAACAGCAGAGTGAATGATCAAATCACCTTGGTTTTTGGTGATGGTGCATTTGCCACCATGCCTCAGGGCAGATTTAGACTTTATTATAGAATATGCAATGGATTGTCATACAAAATCACTCCAGATGAGCTACAGGGTGTGTTGATCAGCATAGACTATCAAAGTCGCAAAAACAGCAGCGAAACTCTGTTGATCAGTGCCAGTCTACAATACACTGTGTCTAATGCACTCAGCAGAGACAGCATTGCTGACATCAAACAAAAAGCTCCGCAACAGTACTACACACAAAATCGTATGATCACAGGTGAAGATTACAATATTTTGCCTTACACAAATTACTCATCTGTGAAAAAAGTCAAGGCTGTTAACAGAACCAGCTCGGGACTGAGCAGATATCTTGATGTGTTAGACACCACGGGAAAATACAGCAGCACCAATGTTTTTGGATCAGATGGAGTGTTATACGCAGACAGATATGTGCGATTATTGACTTTTGAATTCACAAACACCGTAGACATAAGACGAGTGGTTAGAAATCAGGTCATTCCCAATATCATTGCCGGCACAGACATGCGACATTTGTTTTATGCTAATGCAGCAGAAGAAATGCCCATAAACATAGAACTCAACTCAGATCGTATGATCAATGGAGAAACATACACCATCATACACACAGGATCCACAGATTGGATCAGTTTTGGCGCAAAATACGGTCAATTATATGAGATTTTTCAGGCTGAAAACACAGGCATCTCGGTCAAAGATTATGCTGTTACCGCTATCACAGGAGGTTACGTGTTCAGTGGCCACGCACAAGGCACCAATCCCGATATAACTGTGCGTGTGGGTGACAAACTGGAATTTAGGATCACAGCCAAGGGTCATCCTTTTTGGATCAAAACACAGAGAGTCACAGGTACAAATTTTGGTGTTTCCACTGGTGTGATAACCGGCAACGGCTCAGACTACGGCACTGTGGTCTGGGACACACAAAACGTTACACCCGGAGATTACTACTACGCATGTGCAGAGCATTCTACGATGTCTGGCAAGATCACTGTGTTAGATTATGGCGATGGTCTGGTGCGAACGGAACTCAAGTGGAATTTATCCACAGTCAATGATGGTACTGCCACAGGATATTTCAGTTATAACACTGTGCCAGCAGCCATAGCAGTGACATCGGGTAATCGTGCCAGATACATGCGGCCCGGGGCCATGATTAGATGTGTGGCGCCACCCGGTTATTATTTCAACAGCAATTATAATCTCATGAGAGGTCATCCCATAACACACAGTGACACCAAAACATTATTTGCTGCCATCACACAAGTTGTGGGTAATGGCACCAATAATGGGCTAGGTAATTTCACCAGCGGAATAGGTCCTGTGAGTATCAACGTGCCTATACCCACAGGTGCCATCATACAAAGTGTGATTCCTGTGTTCAATAACACTGTGAGTGACAGTTTGGTCAACACCATGATCACGCAAATTGAATCTTTCAATAACTTTGGTTTGATCTACAGTTATGTGAACCAGGCCTGGCAATTTGTGGCATCGGCCAACCTAGGCACTCCTCAGTCATGGTGGCTGAAATTTGAATACAGTCAAATTTCTTCAGTGTACACAGTGTACTACAGAGGAATAAATTATGTGGTGCACAGTGAGTATGACACTAATTTTTTCCATGATCGATCTCTGCAGATCTATGACGTAGAAAACAATTCCATTGTGAGAGATCATGTTAAATTTCTTGCCACCAACAGAGATCCCAGAACAAATACGCCACTGAATCAGGATTATGTGTGGTATGTGGACCGAGCCATCACAAGAAGTGATGGCTATGTGGAGAATAAAAGCATTTACTTGACTTTTGCAGACACAAATGATGACAGTGTACCGGATTTTCCTGATCTATTTGAAAGAATCGTGCTGGGCACTCAATCGCAGACCAGTGTGCAATATTTTGCTGCTAACACTTACGGTGATCAGATCAATCGATGGTTTAAGATTTACACCGGCAGATATCCTAGACAAAATGAATTAGACAACTATGTGACATTGGCCATCAATAATCCCTTGGATTTGGTCAGACAGACCATAGCAGACAGTCCTGAATCCCAGGCCTTTAGAAATGGCATTGTCATAAACGATAATTTAGTGTTTTTTGAACTCACGCAAGGCTATGAAAATTATGGTATTTGGAAACTTTTGGACAATAAAAAAGTCATCAGTAACTTTAAAAATGTCCAGCAACTTTCTAAAGAAGTGTTACGAAATTATCCTGTGGGGCAATTGATTTATATTCAAAGCACTAGCGGATTTTATTCAGTTATTTTGAATAATCAAGCACAGAAAGTTTTAAGTCAGGAAATTAATGGATTGTCTCCCAATCAACCACGGTACAAAGCTCATGTGGGGCAACAAAATCTGTATTTTCAATACAGGCACAACAGTCCTCTCACCAATAGAATAGATCCCAATATCAGCAACATTGTGGATCTATATGTGTTGACCAACAGTTACGATCAAAATTATAGACAATGGCTCAATGACATTACTGGTAAAGTCATTGAGCCCGAGGCACCCACGAACACAGAATTACAAATGAATTATTCGGGTCTAGAACAATTCAAATGCATCAGCGACACTTTGATTTTTAACACAGCAAGATTTAAACCTTTGTTTGGTGCCAAAGCTGACACAGCATTGCAGGCCACATTCAAGGTGGTGAAAAACACAGGGCTAAATGTCAGCGACAGTGATATCAAAGCATCATTGATCAGCAAAATAAATGAATTTTTCTCAGTGGATAATTGGGATTTTGGGGAAACATTTTATTTCAGCGAATTGGCAGCTTATTTACATCAACAGCTGGCACCCCAAGTGGCCAGTGTTATCATTGTGCCCAAGGACACTGTGCTGAGCTTTGGTAGCTTTTACCAAATCAATGCAGATGCCAATGAAATCTTAATCAGTGCTGCCACTGTGTCTGATGTGGAAATTATTTCAGCCATCACAGCCAGCCAACTCAACCAAGCTTTGGCTCGCGCCAATAGATCTGTTGGTGGTCAGTACATCAGTGGTAGCGGAGGTGGTCTTGGAGGCAATAGGCAAGCTGCCCCGTCTAGTTATTCCCAATCAGGTATGGGTGGTTCGGGTTCGTATCAGTCCGGTTATTATTGAGTTAGTGAACAAATGGCTCTACAAAGAAAAACTTTTGATTTACTGCCTGCTGTATTTCAAACTGACACCAATAAAAAGTTTCTCGGCAGCACTCTGGATAATCTGGTAAATGAACCCAGGCTCAGAGACGTAAATGGTTATGTGGGTCGTCAGTTCGGCCCCACTGTGAATCCGGACATCACTTATGTCATAGAACCCACAGCCAATAGACAAAATTATCAACTAGAACCTTCATTTGTGATCATGGGAAACACCATTGTTTCCACTTACGCTAATTACAATAATTTGCTTGACATAATCAGATATCACGGTGGAATCACAGACAATGCACAGCGTTTGTTTGAATCTGAATACTATGTGTTTGATCCACAAATAAATTTAGATAAACTTGTTAATTACAGCCAATACTATTGGTTACCCACTGGTCCTCAAGAAGTCTTGATCAGCAATAAGACCAATTTCCTCAGCAATATCATAAACATCACCTATCAATCTGCCAATATCGTTACCAATCAAACCGGCACCACACTGAATCCCGAGCTGGTATTACGGCGTGGGGAAACTTACACTTTCAACATAGGCACAGGTGTTGGAAATCTGTTCATACAAACTGAACCCGGATCAGATGGAATAAAAGATTATGCACCGGGCAGTAGCACTAGAAACATTTTTGGAGTCACAAACAATGGCACCAACACCATAATCTTCTCTGTGCCCCAAGGTCATGAACAAAATGGTATCGTGACATCTCCTTTTATTGGCACAGTGGATCTTGCTCTCACCGAAAGATTCACGGAAACAGATAATAGAATTTTCACGCAGGGCAGCACAACTTTTTCTGGTCAGGTGCTATATCCCAATGATGTTTATGTGGTGTTTGTGCAAAGCAGTGATCTATCTGCAGATTGGACAGACAGCACCGGTACAGTGGTGGCCAGTGATCGTAGGAGAGGTCTTTGGCAAATAAAATTATACACCGATCCTAGCACAGCACAAGTTCGCACTCGTCTTAATTTTGTGAGAAAAATAGCACCGGGCACAAGATTTACAGTTCAACGCGGTCATCTACGCGGACGTGAGTATGTGGTTAACACTCAGGGTAAATTTGAAATAGCAGACTCATTAACTGCTCCCTTGTCCACACTTTATTATCAAAACGACACACAGGGCATATGTGGAAAAATAAAATTAGTGGACTCTGTGCCAATTGCTGCCAATGTCACCACAGATATTCTTAACAAAGTCAACTATACCAGTCCTGATGGTGTCAAATTCACATCAGGATTGAAAATTAAATTTGACGACACCATTAATCCTCCACAGTATAGAAACAGAACATTTGTCATAGAAGGTGTGGGCAAAGCTATCAAATTAGTGGATTGGAGCCAATTGGTGTCTCCGGAAGTGATTGCACCACAAGCAGGTGTGCCTTTTGATTTTGTTAATTATGATCAAGGTCTTTATGATGAGACTTTTTCCGGATCACTCACACCTGATTACATAGTGTGTGATCGAGCAGGCATTGATCTCAATGCCTGGGCTAGAATAAATCGTTGGACACACATTGATGTGATTAAACAAGCCGCCACACTGAATGGTGTGACTCCGACCATAGACCAAAAAAACGCAGCCAAAAGGCCCATTATTGAATTCAAACCCGATCTCAAACTGTTTAATTCAGGTAAAAAGTTTTTGTCGCCGGTGAATAAGTTTTTTGAAAAAGGTTTTAAAGTTGTACAAGCAGGAAATATACAAGATTTCAATATATCAATTTTGTTTACAAAAACTTTTAGATATATTCAACAGACTCTGAACATTGACATAGACATAAATGACACTGTGGTGTTTGCCAGTGATGCTGACCCCAATATTGCCAGCAAAATTTACAGTGTTTCAGCTAAAAATTTAATTCCTAGGCAATTAACAGTCAATGACCCCACATTGTCCGGAACTGTCGGCATAGTGAGACAAAAATTTGCCATAGGCACAGGCACAAAGTTCAAGACTGAAGTCCAAGTGGGCGATCAATTGTTTTTATCAGATAATACCTACATAGGAAAAGTTTTAAGAATCATGGGCGACACTGAACTGGAATTCACAGATTCGGTGCCAAGGATCAGTGGTATATCTGGAGTGAGAAACAAACACAGTGTGATAGAATTAGTTGAGATCACCACTGCGCAACAATTGAACACAGTGGTGTGTTTGTCTGGTCATAATTCGGGTCATACTTTCGTGTATAACACCAATGGTGTGTGGCAACGATGCCAAAGAAAAACTCAGCTCAATCAACCTCCATTGTTTGACATAGTCGATAAAAACGAAATCAGTCTGGCCACAGCTTATTCTGCCAGTAATTTTGCCGGTTCAAAACTTTTTTCTTACAAAGTGGATGCCACTGTTCTGGATTCTGTGCTGGGATTTGGACTTGACTATACTGGTGTTGGCGATTTTATTGGTGATATTAATTTTGAAAATAACTATATCACAGACACATTCATGTACAAACCCGATAACATCAACTCGGTAAAGCTGCCAGTTTCGGTGGGTTATATCAGTCGTTGGGTAGACAACAGCATGCTAGGCAATGTCTTGACAAATTGGAACACTGTGGGGTCAAACACACGACAATATCAGTTGTTCACTGGAATTCATAATGGCACTGCCAATCTCATGACCATAGATGTGCCGGCTCTGGTGTCACAATCATCTTTAACAGATCCTCCCAACATCAAGGTGTTCGTGAACAATAAATTTCACAACAGAATAAACGCTGACCTCAGTGTGGCCTACACTGCCAACATCAGTGACAGTGGCACCAAGATAACACTGTCATCATCAACCAGTATCAAATCAGGTGATAAAATAGATGTTTTGATTTTCAGTGATAAAGTGTCTAAATCGGGCCATTATCAAATTCCTGTGAACTTGGAATTCAATCCGGAAAACAAACAAATTTCAGAAATCAGTCTGGGGCAATTGAGAAATCATGTGATAAAAATTGGCGAAAATGTTCAAGGTCTCATAGGAGATATTTTATACAATAATAATCTTAGAGATTTAGAATACAGCACTGTGTCGGGTACTTTGCTACAACACAGCGGTGCTCTGCCTTTGGCCATGTGGTTTTTGTTCGATAGAAATTTGACCTTCATGGACAGTCTGGACTTTGCCAGAAAAGAATATTCTAAATTCAAAAACAGATTTGTGGAAACCATGGAATCTTTTAAAGATCTTAATCTTTTTGATCCAGCCACGGCTGTGGATAGAATATTGTCCAAAATCAATCAGGTGAAAAATAATCAATCTCCATGGTACCATTCTGACATGGTGGCCACAGGTACTGATCATGTTCTACGACAAATTAAAATTGCCTCAGGTAACACTTTTTCTGTGTCTAATTGGCACAAAGTAAATTATCTGGCCAGTAATCACGCTGTGTTGATCTATAAAAACGATCAACTGCTGATCCGTGGCATAGATTATGAATTCATATCAAATTCTCAGTGTCCCAGTTGTGTTCAGTTGACCACTGTGGTTCCTTCAGATGTGATCACCATCAAAGAATACAGTAACACTAAATCTTCATTCATACCAGAAACTCCCACCAAGTTGGCCTTGTTCCCCAAATTTTTGCCCATGAGATATCTGGACAACACTTATAGAACTCCAACTTGGGTCATCCAAGGACATGATGGCAGTTTAATTCCAGCTTACAATGATGCAAGAGATCAAATCATTTTAGAATTAGAACTGAGAATATACAATAATATCAAAGTAAATTACGATTCTCAAAGATTTAATAATCATCGATACATGCCTGGTTTTTTTAGAAACACCGAATATAGCAGAGATGAATTTGTTAGAATTTTTTCTAATGATTTTTTAAAGTGGGCAGGTCAGGGACAGGTAGATTACATATCTAATCAGGCCTTTGCCAGCAATGATCAATTCACTTATAATTATTCTAGATCTTTAGGCCCCGATCAAGAAAATTTACCGGGTTTCTGGAGAGCCATATACAGATATTTCTACGACACAGATAGACCACACACACATCCTTGGGAAATGCTAGGACACAGTGTCAAGCCTGTGTGGTGGGATAGTCACTACAGTTGGACTGTTACAGTTCAAAGAACAGCTTTGATCTTGGCCTGTGTGTCGGGTCTAGTTTCTAATCCGTCTGCCCCAACTGTGATTGACACAGTGTATGCTAGATCAAATTTCAATTCTTACGTGCCAGTGAACAGCAGCGGGCAGCTGATCAGTCCCTTGTCATTGATAGTGAGAAATTACAATTCGGAAACATTTGCTCGCAGCTGGAAAGTGGGTGATGGTGGCCCTGTGGAATCGGCTTGGTTTCGCAGCAGCGAGTATCCATTTGCCTTGATAAGAGCCATGGCCTTGATGAAACCTGCAAGATATTTCAGTATTCAAGCTGACTCTGCAAGCTATAATATAGATATTGTGCTCAAAAGCCTTTCAAATTTTAGACAATTCACAAACAGTGAGTCTAAAACTAGAATTTCATTTAAAGACACTAAATTTAATGGACAGTCTCTTGATTCGGACTATGTCAGTGCTCTAGGTTATACCAATTGGATTTTTAATTACTGTGTGCATCAGGGTCTGGAACCAAACACTGTGATATCATCACAGGTGGCAGCGGCCGACATCAAATTAAGTTATGCCATGGCAGGCTTTTCTGATAAAAAATTTCTCACAGTGCAAGCACAGCAATTCACACCCGGCAGTTTAAATAATTCAATCACCATACCTGATGAAAATTACCAATTGCACTTGCATCGTTCTGTGCCCATTACTAGAATAACTTATAGTGCGGTCATAGTACAAAAAACCAATTTGGGATGGTCGGTGTCTGGATACGATCCAAAATTTCCCTTTTTCACCATAATACCCAATGATCCTGCCAGTGATGTGTATACCTTGTCTGTGATGGATCAAACTGTGGTGATCTATCGTGGATTTCTTTTACAAAAATATACAGTTAACTATGGTTTTGAATTCAACACTTTACAACAACTCAGTGATTTCATCATTGGTTATCAAAGGTTCTTAATCAGTCAAGGTTTTGAGTTTGACAGATACGACACTGAGCTGGCACAGGCTCTAAATTGGGAATTATCAATACAAGAATTATTGACTTGGAATGTGCAGGGTTGGCCCGAAAACAGTGTTTTGATATTGAGTCCTGTGAAAAATGACCTCGACATAGTCAGCACAAACAGTGTGGTGGACAGTGTGAATAGTCAAGGTTGGAACACAGGCACCGTATACGATTCTAGAGTCATGGGTGTAAATTTTAACACATTTAAAAACACAGAATTGGTGTTTTTGCGTGACAATGGCCGAACAAAAATTTCCACCATTACCGGAGCCACCATTGCTTTTGCTGACTTGAACTTGATTCAGTTTGAACATGTGTTGATTTTAGACAACACCACAGTGTTTAATGATGTGATATACAAGTCTGAAGTGGGCAACAGACAATATCGTGTCAAGCTCATGGGTCAACGTACTGCAGACTGGGACGGAGAACTCACACCCTCGGGGTTTGTGCTGCAACAAAAACAAATTGATTTCTGGAAGAGTGGTAAAGACTATCGTAGAGGTCAAATAGTAAGTTATAAAGACAAAGTTTACACAGCCTTGGAATTTCAGCCTGCCACAGACACCTTTATGTTTTCCAAATGGAGTCCATTGGATAGGCCCATACTGGCAGGACTGTTGCCAAATCTGGCTTTCAGTTCTAAAATGTTTGAAAACATATACGACATAGACAAACCTCCCAGTAATGAGACATTTGCCAAATTCAGCACTGCCATCATAGGTCACAGAAGTAGACCGTACTTGGAAAATCTTGGTATGGATTTCACATCACAAAGCAAATTTTATCAAGGATTCATCAAGGACAAAGGTACCAGGCGCAGTGTTGATGTGATGAGTAGAGGAATCTTTGATGGCGAACTCACAAACATCACACTTTATGAAGAATGGGCTGCCAGGATTGGTGAGTATGGCGCCATCGATGCCAATCCCGAACTGTCATTATTAATTTCAGAGTCAGTATACAACACAAATCCCATAAACTTGGTATTTTTACCTGCTGGAGTCAAATCAGCTGATAAATTGTTTGTCACCGTAAACCCCAATCACTTATATTTCAAAACTTTAGATTATGATTCAAAAATTTTCTTAAATCGTTCTAACTGTGTGGTCGCCAAACAGCGTGTGGAAATTTTTGGTGATGGCATTCTTTGCGGCAAACTAGCACAGAATGTCTTTGAGTACGGTATAATTTTAACCAGTCCCGGCACAGAATTTTCTGTGTTTTTTGATACCAGATGTGATTTCTCAGTGTCGGCGCCCATTGATGAACCTCTAATCTACAGCATAGAAGAAGTGTTGTATAATGACAATCCCAATGCCAGATCAGGACTTGAACAAGTTTTAGCCTGCAGGTTTAATAAAACCGACGGACGAGTGCCGTTGCCACCAGATCATTTGTTATATTTGGCTCTGAGCTCCAGATATGATGTTACGGTGACCACTAGATCTGTGACTGGCAGCACATCGGGGCAACTGTTGACCGGATCGGATGGGGTAAACGCTACCTGGCCAGATGACATTGAAGCCGATATTGTGATCATAAATCATGGTCACAATGATGCTAGATCAAATATTCCTCTTTCAGTTTATAGATCAAATTTGTCACTGCTGAGACAACGACTGCCCATGCACAAAAAGATTGTGTGGTTAACGCCCACTGAAGTTGATACCACAGTGGCCACTTGGGCATTGACCACATCATTCACGTTGAAAGAGTATGTCAATGTCATGCGTGATGTAGCCGATGAATACGGTGATTACTTGGCCAGTGCTGATGTGATCAAAAACTGGAAAGCATATTTGGACATTGACGGCGTTCATCCCACGCAAGCTGGATACAATGCGTTAGTTGACAAAGTATTGGCCCCAGTGGTATCACAAGTGATCAAGGACAGTGTGAAAAGTCATCATAGATACTATGAGGATGATCTGCACTCTGCGGGTTATCCCAGAGTTGATGAAGTGGATTTTAGATTTTTCGACATACAAAATTACAGATCATTGACCATACAAAACAGCTTGTACACAGGATTCAAATTATGGGTTGCCAAGGATTTTAATAAAAGTTGGCAGGTCTATTGCGCAACTCAATATGTCACAAACTCTATCACTGCTGTAGATCTAGACACTGCCAATAGAATGCGATTCAGCATGTCTCACGTGCACCAGTTGAAAAGAAATGATTTGGTGGCTGTGCGAGGAATAGACACCAGAGTTGATGGGTTTTATCTGGTGGTAAACACCACAGACAAGACCTTTTCTGTGTTGGCAGATACTCAGCAAATTCAAAATTTGACCAATGCAAAGTTAACTGGCATTCGAGGACAACTGTTTGATTTTATCAAGCTGAGGTTTACACGTTATACTGATCTTATCACACACAAACCCAAAAGAGCCTGGAATGACCGATACTTCTATAGTGTGCTGGCTTTAGATGGTGCTGATTCTTGTTTGTCTGTGTATGACTTTGCCAGACGTTGGGCACCCTTGTATGGTCGCACTGTGATTGATTTTCAAGCCAAGGCTCATGATCTATTGCCACTGTATCAATCCAATAGAGCTTTTAATGTGGTCATAGACAATGCAAACACCATAAGATATGGTTTAAGTCGCACAGTTGACCCAGATAGTCTAGCCATGTGGGTTGACCATGCCTTGAGCACAGACAGATACATCACTACATTGTCTTTGAGAAATGAATTTTACAACAACATGACCGATCCAATTGATTTGACCAGAAGTCTCACAAATAATAAATTCTTTGATGATTACACCAAAGATATTCAAGGATGCGCACTGTTTAGATACAGGAATTTTGGTAATACAGCAGTTTTTTCAACCACAACAGCAGGGGACACCATAAGGTTAGCTGTGATGACACAGGGCATGACAGAAACGTTGATTTATTCCATTGAACAGCCCACAGATCAAGATTCTTTGATTTATGTCACTGCAAACAACATGACATGGGAAGATCTAGATGATAATAGAGATTTGCTTTATGTTGATGCCAGTGACACTGTGTGTGAAACTTGGTCGGTGTACAGGCCCAAGTTGCGTAGATTGGATTATGATTTAATCAAAACAACTGAGGAAAGTCTGTCTTTGGTGTACAGTGTGGTATCTAAAGATTGCAATGCCGAGACTTGTTGGACCTTTCAAGAATTCGCTGCCAAATACAGTGTGATATACAATAAAAATGCCACAGTCTTTGAACAAAAGGCTCAAAACATCATAGATCTTTTCATCAGTAACAGATCATTCAGTTACTCTCAAGGAACCAAAAATCTAGTGAGATTTGGTCTCTACAGCACAGCCAACACATCTGAATTGGCTCGTTGGACCAATTATGCCTTGGTCAACAATTTTTCTCTGTCAAACGCACAGTTACGAGCAGCTTTCTTCACTGATCTAGATCAAAACAGACCTAGTTTCGAAAGGCATCTTACTGCTGAGAAATCTTTTCTCAGCACCACCACTGATGTAAAAGATTGTGTGGTTTTTGCAGACAGAGGCGAAACTGAGTTTTCTGCAGGCAATGACATGACATTTTGCGTGAGTTCAGTGGAACAAAACGAATCTCTTGTATATATAATTGTGTCAGTGCCGCAGAATTATGATTCTACTAAAATCTATCTTTCTGGTAATGTGCGTGTTTATACCGATAAAATTGAACCCGTGTTATCTCCTGAGTATGATTTTTTTCCTGTGAGGACTCAAGATTTCATAGTAGACATAAACAGTGTGAACAATCTCTATTTGTTTTCTCAAGCCGATCAAAAATTTCTCACCAAATTGGATATGTTAGATCCAGCCAAAGGCAGAATATTGGGTCAGGCTCAACAAGATCTAGATTACACCACCAGCATTGATCCTGCCAGATATCGCAGCGGTGTGAGAAATATCACTCAAGACATGAATTTGCCCATAGATGAATTGTCATATTGGGCACAAGAACAAGTGGGCACCTATTGGTGGAACATGGACAGTTGCAGATACATTCATTATGAACAAGGTGAATTAGATTATAGAGCCAATCATTGGGCTGAGTTGTTTCCCGGTTCCACAATTGAAGTTTATGAGTGGATAGAAAGTGAATTCTTGCCCTCATTGTACCAAGCCAACAATCAAGATGGTGTGCCGCTGTATGTCGATAACAGAGCTTATAGTGAATCAGTGTATGTGGATCCCAGCACCAATGCTTTTGTGAGCAGATATTTTTACTGGGTGAGAGGAAAACGCAGCATCACCAATTCTCGCAAACGTCACAGTGTGGTAGTGCTGGAAGATATGATTTTTAGGCCTAAAAATCAAAATATTCCTTACATGGTGGTCTACAAACAAAACAGTTTGGGACTGTACAACATAGGTCAATTCATCAAAGCCAGAGACAGTATACTACATGTGTCATCAAAACGACACATGACTGAAAACATCATACATTCCGACTTTGTATTGATTCAGGAAGGATCTAGGGACATCATTATTCCGCCAAGAATAGAAAACAAAATCATAGACAGTCTAGTGGCCAGAGATCTAGCAGATAGAAAAGTACCTGATCCAGAATTGCAGGGATCGAGAAAATTTGGTCTAGACATAACACCAAGACAAACTGTGATAAAACATGTGAGAACAGCCAGAGAAAATCTTGTGAAATGGGTCAATAATGTGTTTGCCACTTTGCCCCTGGCTTACAGAGTGTTTGACAAAAATCGCAGTATCAGTGATAATTTTTTTGCCAAAGATGATTTTCCTCCAAAAAGAACCACACCCTCGCAGAATCCCAATAGTGTTTACGACATGGTTGTAGACACATACGCAGACATCAATGTGCCTATTGTGGGTGTTAACGACAGTAAAACTATTCTGGTAAAACAGGATGAAAATAACGGAAATTATTGGACTTTGTATCAAAAAATCAACTCAGGTTCAGTGATAAAAAATATTTTCCTTCGTAGACAGGCATTTGATGTCTCCAAACTTTGGAAATTTGTAAACTGGTACCACCCCAGATTTAGCGATCAAACAGTGCCAGATCACACAGTGGAACGTTTCAGCGATGTTTATGGCTTGAATCTCAGTGATGGTGATGTGGTCAAAGTCAAAAACACACTACAAACCTATCCCACTCAGACTCAAGGCACAGTGACTGTGCAGGGTAAATTTGAATTATTTGAATTTTATTCGGATGCAAATCGATTGCGAATGCGCAGAGTAGGGCTAGAATCAGGGACTTTGGCCATTGATTTTGATTTTTATAAAATTTATGGATATGATACTTCGGCCTTGGACACAGAACTTTTTGACTTTGAACCTGCCATAGAAATGCGTTATGTGCTGCAAGGACTTCGCGATGATGTGTTCATAGAAGAACATAGATATCTGTATGATTCCATGTTTTTTTATTTGATAGATTATATATTAAGCGAACAAAAATACATAGATTGGTTCATGAAAACCAGTTTCATCAGTGTGGTCCACAGTGTGGGTGGGCTGACACAAAGACCCACACTCATCAAAGACAAGCAGCAGGATTTTGAAAATTTCATGATGGAGGCCAAACCTTATAGAACTAAAATTCGTCAATACACATTGTCATACACACGCACTGATACTGTTGGTGTGTATTTGACTGATTTTGATCTGCCTGTGGTCCGTGACAGCAATAATGGCAAATTTCACGTGATAAATGGCGATGATCCTGTGATTGATGCAACTTTTTTGAATAGATTCCAATTTGCTGCATGGAAAGAAAATAATAAATTTCAAATCAGTGGTATTGATTTGGTGACTTCGGGTTATGGGTATTTCAGTTGTGACAAGGTGACAGTGTCGGCTCCGGAAGTGGTCATTGTTCGCACAGATTCTCATGCCAACACCAATGTGCATGCCACTGCTTCTGTATCCAGCATCACAGGCAGCATACAAAAAATTCAGGTGGATGTGCCCGGCACCAATTATGTGACCACACCAGTGGTGAAAATAGCAGGCAACGGTGGCACAAGTGTCGTGGACAATGAATTCGTCATGTATGAGGTCATCAGCAGAGGCACTGCCAACACAGATCCCAGATCCACATCACTGCGAAATTCGCGCACACAAACAGATATTCATACCAATTCGGGAACGTCCCCTGGGGGGTTGGTGTTACATGTGATTAGATTTGTCGATGGCCGGGTCATGTTTTCGGAATTTTACCAAAATACCTCAAATGGTGTGAATCTTTTCAATGAAGACATCAATCAAGTGGGTAGAGATTTTCTTGTGGTGGTTGCTGTGGCAGGCACATTTGACATGAGCTCATCTGATTTAAAACAGAGTCTGTATAGAAAAGGCGCCAGTGAGGTAATCCTCACTGGCTATCAACCTGGTGGTGCTTACATACTTTTGGGAGTGACTGGAGCTGTGCAATCTCAGGGCATAGAAATTTACTCAGGTAGTTCAGCGAACAACACCATGTCTTGGGCCACGGTGCGATTCAAAATACAGCGCGGCAGATTTTCGGCCATTGAATCTCATCCCAGATTACCGGTATTGAGCACAGCTTTTGGTTATCCCGCCACACCGGTGGTGAATCAAATTTACAATTACGGTGATAGATCTTGGCGTTTCACAGGCACAAAATGGGTCAATGCCAAGATATTGTCTCCAAATCTTGTGAATCGTCCGGAATCTAGACGAGCATTGGCAGTGGCAAGGCTGTCAAATCACCAGTTGCGAAAAGTTCGCACAGTCATGAGATTTGACAGGACACAGTATGTTTCCACAGTGGTTGATTGGTTACCCGACACAGGATACCCAATTAACACAGTGTTGAGCTATCAAAATCAAGCATATGTGACAAAAACCAACATGCCTGCTGCAGAAAAATTCAATTTTGCTTTTGTTCGACTCATAGGTCAAGATCAACCCAGTGCCAGCAGAAATGCCAGGCATGGATTTTTTGACAACGCCAATGATAGAATCATGGCTTTTTATTTGCCCACCAAAGACAATGATTTTATACCCAAAATTCTTGACAGATTGGTCACAGGAGTTTTGGGGTCTTGGACCAGATACAATGGAACCACTAAAACCATACCCTTAGACACCAATCTCATTGGAGACAGGTTTGGCAGCACAGCGGGAGTTTCAGCAGGCAACATTTCTATCATTGGTGGTAGTTTCGTAGATGTAAAAGCCAGTCATGCTCCGGAAGAATTAGTGCCTGGCATCATATTTGATGCCATCAGCATACGCACAGTGACCAGTCAGTCTCCTTTTCAAGGTCATAGACTGTTCATAGACATGGGCAATGCCAGAGTTTGTACTTCATTTACCAGTAACACAGTGACCACGTTGGCCTCTGATTTAAATTACACAGACACCACAATTGTGGTCACAGATGGTGGCCGATTATCTGAGCCGAATCCAGGTTTACTGATTCCCGGTGTGTTGGAAATTAATGGTGAACGTGTGATTTATTACACCAAAGCAGGCAATGTGTTGGGACAAATCAGACGTGGTGTGGGCGGCACAGGCACGCCCAATAAACATTTGTCGGGGTCTCAAGTTGAGGATGTCAGTGTGCCCGCAAGATCTAGCATCAATTGTGACACACCATAAATATCTATATGATTACTGCTGACAGAAACTCCGAGATGAATCTTGATATGACGGAAAAACCGGATGAAAACACCGGTCTTGTCATTGAAGATTTTTTACTAATATCTGATCCAGAAACAGGAAGAATAATTTCACAAGGTCAAGTTCACGATGAAAAATAATTTACATTTACTATTACAAGGCAGAGTAACTATTTTTGATCCCACCACAAATGAGATTTTTTGTGACAAGCTGAATGCCATACATTTTGAAAATATCAGCGAGGCCTTGGCCTGGAGTTTAGGCAATAAAAAACAAAACTACGCTGTGGAAATGCATTTCGGTAATGGTGGCACTTCCATAGACACCAGTGGTGTCATCAGCTACTTGCCACCCAACGTGGGCGCAGCCAGCACTGATCTTTACAATCCCACGTTTTTTAAGACAGTGGATGAATATGATGACAACAACGCCGACCCCTTGCGCAATAACATGACTGTGAGGCACGTGCCTGGCACATTTTACAGCGATTTATTGGTCACTTGTTTACTGGATTATGGGGAACCTGCAGGACAATATGCATTTGACAATGTCACACAACTGCAATCGCCATTCGTGTTTGACGAAATTGGCATCAAGGCCTGGAGTTCTGCTGGTCCTGGCACCGGCAAGTTATTGACTCATGTGATATTTCACCCCATACAAAAGAGTTTGAATAGGTTGATACAGATTGATTATACCATAAGAGTACAGACCTTGACCAATATCACAGGATAGTGCCTATAAATAACAAGATATTTGGAGCTTATATTCATGCCCTATAACGTAAACAAATCCAATGGTGAGCTGTTGGTCATAGTGGAAGATGGCACAGTGGACATAAACAGTGCCAGTGTGGCCTTGGTGGGTAAAAATTATCCTGGTTATGGTGAATTCATAAATGAAAATTTTATTCACCTATTGGAAAATTTCAACAGTGCCAGCTCACCAGATGCACCCATAGAAGGGCAGTTGTGGTATGATGTGGCCACAAAACAAATTAAGGTTTATAATGGCAGCACCTGGGGAGGAGTGGGCACAGCGGTACAGCTGGATATTGCTTCTACCAATCCGCATTTTCCCATGTTCATAGCCAATGAAACCAGCGGTGAACTGTTTAAAATTGCCAAAAATAAAGCCATTAACATTCAACCCAGCACAGGAAATATTGGCATTAATTTAAATCAAGCAGCTTTGTCATTACTGGAAATTAATGCAGGATCGTTGATAAGGGCTGGTCTGGCTGGACCAGCTCAGACAAATCAAGCCATACACATTCATGGCAAAGATGGTATCAGTGCTGTAATCACCATAGACAGCTACAAACAAACAAATGTTTCTGTTGGTTCGGACTTGATCTTGAGATCTTGTAGAGGAGCCAGTGGTAGTAAACTGGCCCTACTGGCAAATGATCATATAGGCACAATATGGGCAAGAGGTCATGATGGGAATCAATACGGCTTGAATAATGCAGGCATGGCCATGGTGTGTTCCCAGGATTGGAAACCCACTGCCCGAGGGACTAGGATCGAGTTTCACACTACCAGTAACAACACCACCGATGCGGTCAGGCGGGTCATCATAGATCACAACGGAGATTTGTCTTCCACAGCAGACATCATAGCATTCAACACCAGTGACATCACATTGAAAACAGACATACAACCCATGACTCATGCCCTGGCACAATTAAGTCAGTTAGATGGAATTACTTTTTCATGGACACCGGAATCTGGCAAAGACACACACTTGAGATCTGCGGGTCTTATAGCTCAGCAGGTGGAAAAAATATTGCCTCAGGCAGTGAAAACCAAAGAATCTGGTTTCCTTGGAGTAGATTACACTCAGATCATACCATTATTGGTGGAATCAATCAAAGAATTACAACATCAAGTTCATGCACTACAAGCGAAACTTGTGTGATAATGTTTTTAAATTTTTTATTATTGTTGAGTTGTAAATAAGCACAACCATGTCTACGTTTCTTCGATTACTACAAATACAACTACAGCAGCACCCATTACCATTTCAACAACAATCAGAATGACCACTTGCACACAGGTTCTGCCCTCGGCGCCAGCCACACTGGCATTCAGTGACATAGCCAGAGCTTTTGGTTGTTACTCGGGCTATAGTATTACAGCCAATATCACAGTTGTTACCATAGGCAACACCATCCTGTTCACAGTGACTTCTCCTGGTACTGTAGAATCACTTGAATATGAAATTGTGACTTATTCTGAAATCACCATAACCACCACCACAACCAGCACAACCACAGGACCGCCGGGAAATTTGAATATCACACCCACAATGTCAGAAAGAACCATTACTTTGGCCTTGGGACAACAGACGACCACGGGATTTTTCACTGTCACCAACATGGCCAGTAGTGTAAAATTAGTGTCAATAGCTGTGTCAAAACCTCAAGGTTCCACAGTCACAGTGTCCATAGTCAGTTTCAGTTTGTCTCAAAATCAACAGCAATTGGTGTCATTCAGCTGCATGTCACCACCCACACACACCGGCACGGCCTGGCAGTATCAGTTAACTGCGGTGGAATCGGGATTTACGGGCACTAACCCCATGCACACTCATCGTCAAGTGTATTGACATGCACTGTTGAAACTTCAGTTATTGTCATGAAAGTCACAAATGAGTCAACATTCAGGAGTGTTAAAACGATTTCGCGTTAATCTCATAAACGACCGTGGTGTGGTAGTGGCCAAATCTAGGATAGTGCATTTGAATAACACTCGTGACACATCACACACAATAAGTCCCAAAGATTTTTTAGATCACAGCTTGACTGGTCAAGCTCACACTGATTCACAAGGCTTTGTTTCAGTGAATAAAACTCTTGCAAGCATCAAGCATGATGATTATGATGCATGTACATGGATCAATGGCGATTTTGCCAAACAAAATTTCACACATGACACCATGAGTCAGGTCAGTGTTTTGGGATGGACTGTGCATCTCAGTGGCACTAAAATGTATGAACTTGACATCATTGCTGGCAAGCCCACACCTGAACTTAGTTTGTCAAGGCCCACATACAACAAATTTCAACTGGTAGACGATGCCGAAAGTTCTGCTGGTCACACCTGGCAAATCAACAGTCAAGTGGATCAATATGCCAATGTCATGGTCTTGACCAGTGACTCTGTGCAAGTGACTTCGGGACGTATGCATCGTGGTCCTTACATGGTCAGTCAGCAGGCTATAAATTTATTAGTAAATGATCAGATCAGGTATAATTATAAAATATCGGGCACGAACAATGCTTTATGCGAAGCAGTGATTTATTTGGTCAGCGAGCGATGTGGAAATACTGTGGTAATAACTGAATCATTTGGTCAAGGACCTGGCACCTGGCAAACTGTGTCCAGAACCATACTGGCACATGAAATAGGAAATTATAAATTGGTGGTGGTCAATGGTTGTGCCACTGCCACTAAGGGTGCTAGTCTTTATATCACTGGAATATCAGTGCTCAAAGCTTTGCCTTGTCAAAGTTAAATTCTCATGTTGTATGCAAACATAAACATATTTCCCAGCTCTTGTTTAAACACTTTAGGCAACGCTTATTTGGAAATCGCCGTGAGCGCCAATGCCAGCGTGGCCAATTTGTCTTTGTTGGCCAACAGTTTTGCTGACTCGGGATTGACTCTGACATCCATGGACTTGAGTGATCCAGAAGACAATTTATGGCAAGTTGAGCTGATTGTGGACAATGTGAGCTTTGACATGGTCTCAAACATCAGTGGCACCACTGATTCAAGACTAAATCTAAATTTAACGAAAAATTTTTTCTTGATTTCAGATTCGATGGCGCCAATCTCTATAGATCTTCCTTTTGACTTTTATTTCAAAACCAATTTAAATGATTATGGTTTCACTAGAACATTGACATACAAGCATGGCTTTCCGCCAATTTTGTATTTTGCGGCAGATGAGTTCACAAGAAATCGCATGGAGTTTTTTGGGTTATCTTGTAACCTCAAATACCTTTATCTGGGCATGAACAATCAACAACAGTTTGTCATGCATTTTGAAGCCATATCTTTGAGCAATCAAGTGAGTTCAAAATTTTTAGATGTCAAAACTGTGGACACAGTGTACGAAATAAGGATGAATCCGTTTAGTGTCAGTGAAATTTCCATGGTCACAGGTACAAAAATTGCAGGTATTTTGCCTGGTAATTTTTATGTGTACAAAGCAGGAGATTATTATTTTCCCACTAGACCCACAAATAGAAGCGTGGGATTTTCATCAAATACACAAGTGACCAGCGATCTTGTGTACAGAGTGAGCGTGCCTGAAGGAGTGTTTCAAAATAATATGGGTAATGTAAACACACCTGGTGTTGGGGTGTCGGTACCCATATGCCCAACTCATTATTTGCCGCGATTTTTCATAAATGGTCAACTAGTGGACATTGAGGCCAATGTCATACAAGGTTCTAGGGCTAATATTGAAATGCGAGATGCACCGCCAAATGCACGGGCCACATTGAGCAGAATTTCTCAGCAAGCAGATTTTTTTGGCGTGGGGTATCCGGCCAACCTGTTGATGAATTCTGAGGTGATTTTTGATAATCTTGGGCAAAATAAATTTTCTACCGGTACTTTATTTGTATCAGGTTCGGCCAACTATTCTGTGTTTTTTGATTCCAGTCTGGGATATGTGATCCCAGAAACCGTTTTTTTTCCAAACATACTTGTACCTGAAAATCAAAGAACCATTACTATGAATGTTCTGGCTGAGGCCAACGCACTAATACCTGTTTGCGAGTCCTTGTCTAACATCACTGTGGTGGCATCTGAAATCGGAGGCCCTATCTATGGATCCGGTCCTTATGCTGTGAGCAGTGATCTGGCTCGAACAGTGATTCATGCTGGACTGGCCGACTCCGGAGAGTTGGTATCTGTGGCCAGAATTAATCGCGGTTACTTTAGGTTTTTAAATGGGTCATTGGGTTTTAATGGGCTTGAATCTCAAAGTCTAGCAGACACCTGTGCCTTTGACATACAAGTGTTAACAAAATTTACACCTGTGGTGGTGATCACCACCACAACCACCACAACCACAACCACACAAGCACCACCTGTGTATGCCCCGGGTGTCTTAAACTTTGGATTTGTCACCTCCGGTGTCATCAATAATCTACCTAGTATGACCAAAGGATTTAAATTTTCAAACATAGACGACATTATTCGTGTGATTGTCACAGGTAGAGTGGGTGCAAAAAACACTTATCCTGTGCCCAAGTATGATGATCTGCCATCCCTCAGCCAAGAAACACTCTGGGATTCGGCCTGGTATGATGCCACAGACGGGCTCACTTACCAATACAAGCTCATAGCCAATGTGATTTTTAGTTTCACCACCATACCCAGGGCTCACTTGTTTTATGAGTCCGATCGAGCCTGGGCAATGTACAGAATCACTGTGACTCAAACAGTTTACACAAATAATTATTATTTTGAGTCTTGTTGTGAAAATCGTGATCATACAGGAAGTTTATTCGCCGTTTCCAAGTTATTGGAAAATTATCAAACCGAGTGGCACAGTAATTCTGTGAGTATTCCTGGTGATTTCACACAGAGTGTGGGATTCCCTATGGCAGATCAAACATAAATAACACATATACGAGATGAAATCACTTTGTCTAATCCTTGTCCCAACCCACTTAGATTAAGCCATTATTATGCAGGGGTGGGCCCGGTTCCCCCTGGTACTGTGGGATATCCTTATGGTGTGTACACACCGGTGCCCACATCGGGCAGAATTGCATTTAGTAATTTTCATGGTGCTACTTTATGTGTAACACCCACCACAAGCACCACAACACAAGCAGGCAC